CAACGCCGGTGGTGTGAACTTCTTGCTCGGCTACATCCAAGAAGTCGGTCTATGGAGTGGCGGCTTCTCCGGCGCTAACCAGTCATCCATGAATAGCAACCAACACACCTACTGGGGATTCTGAATGCGTTGGCCGGTAATAGTTGCGATGCTTCTATCGGCTATGTGGGTCAGTGCCGCTGCCTCAGGCTCCCACGGCAAAGTCCCCACCACCATCAACGTCCTTGCCGAGGGCGACAGCATCACAGTCTTTGGCAACGTCATCGCCACCACTACCATCACCTCCTATGCACAGTTCTTCGCCGCTTCCCCAACAGCCAACACAACCCTCACCGATAAAGCCCTGACCGGCTCCACACTCCAATCCGTCACAGCCAGAGGCCCAGCCGATGACTTCTCAATCGTCCCTGGTGCCCTAAACATCTACACAACCCTTACCGGAGCAAACGATCTCGACACCTACCCTGGCGGCACCGATGCAATTGCGGCGGCAAACTACGAATCAGCAATCTTCGCTCTGGCTGCTGCCCGTCGAGCCGCCGGCTGGAAAGTCTGCATCGTCACCATCCTTTCAGTCAACGACACCGCCGGTAACATCCGCCGGAACCTAATCAATTCCGTTCTCCGATCCGCCGTTGGCAAACAAATCGACTGTGTGGTCGACTTCGCGGCCGATCCAACCATGGGAACCGATTCAAGCTGTAATAACAATCCTTCGGACTGGTTTGCGGATTGCGTCCATCCCACCACAATAGCTCATCAAACCTATCTCTTCCCTATCTACACCACCGCAATCACCGGTGCAATCCCATGACGTTTGCTGATCTCTCCTTTGATCAGCAAAGGGAAGCCTCGCTCTCCGCTCGGGCCGGTGGATCGAGCGAGGCTGACCTTCGCGGAGGTGACAATGCCTAGATACGATTGGGATACGCAACGCAATGTTTGGGCCAAGAAATGTTCTTGTTGCGAACTTGTGATCGAAGGCACAACCGACGAGGACGAAAGCATCGCCATATTCCTTAAGACATTCTCGCCATCAAACGGTAGGGCTGATGCAGCCGATAAAATGCAATCTCGTTGTTGGGTCTGCAACTCACATCGTCGGCGCCAGTTAGGTATAACTCTCGAGTGGCTACGCGATATGCATCAGGCTCAAGAAGGCTGCTGTGGGATTTGCGGAGTGCCGATCTCGCTTGATCGCTGTGCGCCGAACCCAGCTAATGTAGATCATAGTGATACAACCGGAGAGGTTCGACAACTACTGTGTGGGAACTGTAATAGGGGGATCGGGCTGTTCTTTCATAATCCTGAATTGTTGAGGGCCGCAGCGAACTATCTTGAGTTCCATAAGGAATCGGCTGATGGATGACTCACAGGGTCATGCTCGGCTGATGGAATGGTTGGCTGAGGTCAAAGATGACCCGCTTGCCTTCACCATGGGGGCGTATCCTTGGGGTGAGAAGGGAACGGTTCTTGAGAACTTTGACGGGCCCGATGTTTGGTCTCGCGAACTCATGCAGATGATCAAGGATGGTTTAATCGATTGGAACACTGCTATTCAGATCGCGACTGCGTCTGGCCACGGCATTGGCAAGTCTGCAACCGTTGCTTGGATCATAATGTGGGGGTTCTGCACATTTCCAGATACTCGTGGGGTCATCACAGCAAATACTGAAACTCAGCTTAAGACCAAAACCTGGAGTGAGCTAGGAAAGTGGTTCAATCTATGTTTCTTTGCGAAGGAGTTCTTCACCATCACAGCGACTGGGTTATTCTCCAAGGATCCATCTCGAGCCTTAACGTGGCGTGTCGATATGGTGCCTTGGTCAAAAGCTAACCCAGCAGCTTGGCAAGGCCTTCACAACCAGGGTAAGCGCCTGTTGATTATCTTCGATGAGGCCTCAGAGATCTTCGATAAGATTTGGGAAACAGCTGAAGGTGCTCTATCTGACATCGATACCCAGATCATATTCCTGGTCTTTGGTAATCCAACCATCAACACCGGTCGATTCCGTGAGTGCTTCGAAGGTGGTCGCTTCGCTCATATCTGGAAACACAAACAGATCGATTCTAGAACAGTTAAGATCACAAATAAGACCTACATTGCCCGCCAGATAGCTGCCTACGGTGGCGAAGACAACGACATCATCCGCGTCCGCTGGCTCGGCCAGTTCCCACTCAAGGGCCTCCTTGAGTTCTTCTCAGCCGCTGAGATCGACGCCGCGATGTCCAGAGAGGATCCCTATGTTGACCAATACACTCCCCTGGCCCTTGGTGTTGACGTTGCTCGATTTGGAGCAAATAACTCAGTTCTATTCTTCCGTAAAGGCCGCGATGCGCGAACCATCGCTCGAGAATCTTACAACGGCTTTAGCACAGTGGAACTCTCTAATCGAATATACGACGCTTTCGAAAAACTCCGGCCAGATGGTATCTTTGTGGACGGGGGAGGTGTTGGAGGCGGTGTCGTTGATCAGTGCCGCGAGAAACGCCTTTTTATACAAGAAATACAATTTGGCGGCAAGGATGACATCTCCGGCACCGCTTTCAATACATCCGGGGAGAAGTATGCTAACAAACGAGCGGCCATGTATGGTGCCTGTCGTGCGTGGCTCAAGAGTGGAACTCTGCCAGCTGATCCCGAGCTAAAGCAGGCGATGCTTGCAATAAAGTATACCTTCAACAAACAAGACCAAATCCAGCTAGTCTCCAAAGAAGACATCATGGACGAGAACCCAACCCTCGTCCTGGACGACCTCGATGCCCTCTGTCTCACCTTTGGTGGCCCGTTAGCAGCCTCGGCCAGTGCCGGTGGCGACTTCCCCCACGAGCCCCTGGTGGTCTCAGAATGGGATCCTTTTAGCCAAGAACGAATGGAGGCCGCATAGTCATGGATCCTCTCACTCTCGCAACCCTGGGCCTTGGCCTTGCCGGTGGAATTGGCTCCAGTTTGCTGGGCGGAAAGGGCTCCACCACCAACGTATCCACGCCCACGGCCCCACCGCCTGCTCCCCCAATCCAAGCCCCCCAAGGCTCCCAATCCACCTACGCGACCGGCGGCAAGCAACCTTCCTTCCTCTCAGCCGCTGCCGCTGCACCCAACCCCAGCCAAACCGGCTCCAAGTCCCTTCTAGGAACCTAGCGATGCCCGTTGTCCCGATCCGTAGCGATAACCCACAACAGTCCCCTACTCAGATGGCGATGCCTAAACCTGAGTTCGCCCTGATGGCAGCGGCGCAGATGCATAGCGAAGGCAGACTAGTTAAAGACCCTGGTAAGTTCAGTCCCACAACAGCTGAGGGCAGCCCATTAGCACAAATTCCAGAAAAGGCCTATGGTAGGTTCTCGCAGTCACTCAAGGGTGCCCGTGAGTCCACCAACATTGAAGACCGTCGAAAAGAAGAGCTATGGGATGAAAACGCAGAGATGATGGCGAAGATGGGTGGTTCGTAGTGGCTAGACAGGTCTCCCAGCAAGACTACGCCTACCGCCGCTACTGCGAAGGCCGGCTGATCGCGCTGCGTGTGAACCGCTATTCCTGGTGGGTCCACTGGCGCGAGCTCGCTGACTACTTCCTTCCCCGGCGCTACAAGTGGCTCATCACCCCTAACCAGATGGCCCGTGGTGCCCCTATCAACCAGCACATCCTTGATGAGTCCGCCTGTGTCTTCTCCCGCAACCTCGCCTCAGGTTTGGTTTCAGGGAAGAGCTCGCCCACCAGCCTTTGGATCAAGCTCAAGATCGGCCGGCTGGACTCGACCCTGACCTCCCCCGTCAGCCTATGGCTAGCTGAGTGCGAGCGGCTACTTTATCTGATTCTCCAAGAATCCAACTTCTATAATGCCATCGCGACATTTTATTACGACCTAGTAATCTTCGGCACCGCCTCGATGCTGATCTACGAGGACTTCAAGAACGTCATCAACTGCATCAACCCCTGCCTCGGCGAATACTATGTCGACATCGATGGCAAGTATCGCCCGACGGTCTTCTACCGTGAGTTTACCATGACGGTGGATGCAACGGTCAAAGAGTTCGGCTATGACAATTGTTCCGCACCCATCCAAATTCTCTATGACGATAAGTCTGGCGCCAATCTCACTCGGGAACTTATTGTCGCCCATTCTATCGAACCTAACGATGATGGACGTGCT